TGTAAACTTCTTGAGCATTGTCGTATGAAACGCCAGCACCCTCAGTTTTAACAGGAGCTTCACCGAAGCCAGACAACATTACCTCTTCTTCAAACGCACGGTCAGAAGTTTCGATGTCGTAGATTTGCTCGTGCTCTTTTTCGTAACCCTTGTATTCCATACCGAACAATGCGTTCAGGCCTGGCTCAAGTTCTTTTACTAGTTGGGAACGTGAAATTGCCATGATTAAGCTCCTTGACCAGCAACGCCAGCGCTGCCGAATAGATGTTCATTGATTTTTACAACAGCAACGGCGTTAGTGCCGAATTCGTTGCCTGGAACGTTGTATAAACCAACGATTTTCAAGTTCAAAGCTGCATCTTTACCAATTGTTGATGAATCCAATTCGTATGCAGATTGACCTGTTGTTGTGTTGCCTGAGCCTACAGCTACATCAGCGTTCATACCGATTTGAGCTTGTGTTAAGCCTTCGTCGCATTGAATGATGAATAGTTGTGCTGGATCATCGATAACATCAGCTTGGATAGTACCTTGAGTGATGTTAACGCTGCCTGGATAGTAGTTCTTCCAGATAGGTTTACCTGTTGTTGGGTCAATGTAGTTACAACCGTTGAACACGCCTACTGCTGCAGTGTGTGACGCTGGGTTGAATGCTACTAAATAACCATCATAAACTGTTACCAAGTCGCCTTGGAAAATTGCGCCTGCTTGGTTGTCTGCGATTGTGAAACCGTACTGAGCTTGCGCACCAGTAGCTGAAAGGTTCCCCATTGCACGAAGACCAAAGGCTTTATCTACGTTTGCCATTTTGTCATTTCCTTAAATTAAGTTATTCGGAGGATTTAGGTCCGCCGAACGATACACGGGTCTGACGAGTAGGATTTTGAATTCGCATGGACGAATGTCCATTTGATTTACTTAAATCGTTATCGACAGCCAATAATTGATCATGGGTGCGTGATTCATAATACGCACGGCGTTCTGCTGCTGTCTCCTCTGGGATTCGTGCAAGCATAAGACCTCCCACGCTGATAACACCAGCATGTCGGCCATCGTCTACTGAAGGACTGCTGAACTCTGGGTACTCATCAGAACGTACTAATTCATAACCTTCACGTAATTTACCCGTGACGTTAATACGGTCTTCTTGTCCACCAGACTCTGCACGTATCCAACGGTGCTTGTATCCAGGAGGCGCAGGAGGCGCATCCAATCGTGAAGGAGGGGCCCAAGATTTGCGACGCGCAGTAGTTTCGCGAGAATCGGTCTCACGGGCACTGCGATTAAGTTTTGGCACATTGGTATCTTGACTCATTTTATTACTCCTTAACGTATTTGGCGTATTCTTCTAACGGAACACCCAATTTTTTAGCAATCGCAACTTGACTCGGTGATAACCGGACAGTGCGGCGTGCGTTATTTACTCCAGAAGACCTGGATGCAGGCGCAACCGTTTGCACGGGTCGGTTGGTCCTGGTTTTCGTATTAAATTGCGTAGGGAATGCCTCGCGCAATCTATTATTTAGCTCATCATAATACTCATCTGAGTTTGGGTCAAATCTTTCTGCTAAAACTAGCTGTTTATGTATGCCTTGAGCCGCGTGTGTCATTGCAACGTTCTTGCCATACCATTCGTTCTCCTCGGCCCACGCTTCTGCTTTAGGGTCGTAGGCAGGGCGTTGTTGCTGAACAGGTTGCTGCGCTTGCTGTTGAACGGGCTGTTGTGCCTGCTCTTGAGCCACTTGACGACGAGAAGCAATGTCAGACAAGCTGCGTTGTTCCAGTTGAATTTCCATCAAGCGTTCTTGCGCTTCGATTTCAGTATCGTAATCGCCTTCTTCACGTGCCTTACGGATAATCTGTTTTAGCGCTACAGATTGCGTTTCAATACGGCTCTTTGCTTCGCCTAGACGGGCATTGTCAGATTGATACGCTTGTTGTTCGTAAGCCTGGGCCTTTTCTTGTACGCTTTTCGCGTATTCCAAAGCGGCTTGTTCGCGACGTTCGGTCTCACGCAGACGCGCTGTAAGCTTGTCAATACGTTTCTTTACCTTTTCGCTGTATACGTCTAGCTCTTCGCCTTGTGCTTGAGCCGTTTCCGTCTCTACAATAGGCGCTGCCGACGCTTCATTCTCAACGAGTTCAGAGCCACCGTCTTTATCAATCTCGACAGTCGCTGAACTTTCGTCTTCCTCTCCTACCTTAAAATCTAATTCTTCAGCCATATCTTTCTACTCCTTACATATGCAAGATGTCTTCTGGGGAATTTACAATGCCCAAGATTTCATCATCGTTTAAAAAACGGATTTCACCACCATCGATAGAAATACGTGAACCTGCGTACCTGCCAAAAATAATCCAATCGCCTTCTTTGCACCATGCGCCGAATGGGAATTTGGATTCGTCTTTGTAGGCTAAATCACCCAAGCTTAATACGTAGCCACAATTGGTAGCCAGCTGCGTACGTTTCTGAGTTTCTTCTGCTATCACAATACCGCTTTTCGTGCGTTCTGCGCCACGATAAGGCAATATTGCTACACGCCATCCTGTAGGACGAGGAATACGGCTTATGGCCTCCTCTGGTATCAGGGATGGGTCGAACTGACCGTCAGCATTGTAAGCATCGTCAATAGACGGCTGTTTATTCTGCTCATTCTCTAGCCACTTCTTTTCTAGCGCTGTTAGGTTCTTTGTTTCTTCTTCTGCCATAAGGGTCTCCACGGTTAAAAATCTAAGTCATCAGGACTTGCGTTCAAGGATTCCTTGATCATGTCCTCTATGAGTTTTAAGCCTTCTAGACGCCCCATCATAAAGCGATAACGCTCCATGTTGGCAATGGTTCCGTTCAGCACAATGGCTTCGGAGTCCGACTGTAACTTTCTAACTTCCTTAAGAAGTCTTTCTGCATATTCAAGCATGGTTCAATCTTCCATGTAAAAGGCAGACGATCAAGAGCCCTCGTCTGTAGGCTTAAAACTATTTAACAAATCTTTACTGGTTTATTACCATCTTTTTTCTTAACATAGGTCACAGTGCTGGTCATAGCATCGCCACCTTTTTTCATCTTAGTAGGCTTAGCCTTGCCAGCTTTGCTATACGCAATCGCAACGGCCTGCTTTACGGCCTTAGCCTTTGACGCTGGTTTGCTGGTACCAATCTTGCCAGACTCTTTAAAGTCCCCTACCAACGTACCGATGTTGCTAGATATGGTTTTCTTGCTAGTACCTTTTTTAAGCGGCATTGTTATCTCCTTGCTGTTGACCTAACATCTGTTGTTCCATAATGGCCAAGCGCTCACGGGCAATAGCAGCACGTTCCTCTGCAATTGCATCCTGAGATGCAATGCTGGCTTGGTCATCTTGCGCTTCTTGTTTCAGTTTCTGCTGTTGGAGTTCCAATTTCTGCTGGTTATTCTCTGCATCCGCCGCGTCAGCCTTAGCACGTTGATCCAACTCTTGTTTCTTAAGTTCAACTACTGGGTCAACAGGAGGCGCACCTGCACCAGCGATTTGATCCTGCAATGTTTTAACGTCAGCCATGGATTGCGCTACCTTCAATGCAATCATGCCTTCTTTTTGAATTATTGACACCATTCCGTCTGGGTCCGTACCGTAAGCCTGGAACAATTCTGCTTCCACGTCCTCTTCCGCTTTGATTCGGATGTGTTGTAGGATATGTTTCTGCAGGATAGAGGCAGACATAGGATTCGCCTGCAACATTGGCGACATGCCCATGCGTAAGTGCGCTTCAATGTGTGCATCATGCTGTTGACCAGCAAATGCTTTCAATTCCATCGTATCCAATACGTCAGCATTCTCTGTCGCTGGGTCCTTAGGCATTTGTGAGCTCTGTGGACGCAATATGCCGTCGATATCACGCACGTTCAGGGCTGTGTAGACCCGGTAGTATGCCTCGTACATGTTATGCATCTGTGGGGCCGCCTGCGCAAGCTGTAGCTGTGTTTGTGCAAGGGTTATACGCTGTGCTGTAGAGAATATGTTAGGGTCGGCAACAGGAAGTACTGCAACCATGTTGTCGAAGTCTGCTTTTTTAATCTTACGGCTGGCACCCGGTACGTCAT